CTTTCTCGATCTCCGTCAGAGTTTGCTTGATCGAGACCAACTCACTCGCGGAGAACCCGAGCGTCTGCGCCTTCGCGAATTGTTTTTCAGCTGCCGTACCGGCGCCTGCCGTGGCTTGCTGCAGCTTCAGCCCAGCCATGAAGCGTGCCTGGGCCGCCGCCATGGCATCTTCCGCGCGCGCTGCGGCCCGCGCTGCGGCTTCGTCCCGCGCCCACGCATCCACCTTGGCGCCGATGGCGGCCGCCTGCTTTTGCGTGGCCGCATCAAACCCGGCCATCTTCGCCTGCAGGGCGGCCAACTCTTGCCGGTTCAGCCCCAGCGCAGAGGCCTGTAGATTCAGCTTCTCGATGAATTTCGATGCCGCGTCCGTGTCCGCCTTGAATGGCTGGATCGGTGTTGCGGCCACCAAGCCAGGGTTCTGGCTGGCCAGCTTGCTCGGGGTGGCTTTATAGGATGTCAGCCGTTCCTGCTCGCGCGCCGCGGCCGCAGCGGCTTGCGCCACGCGTTGATCTGCCGCGGCCAGTGCATCGACGTTCGCCGTGGCGGCCGACACCTTTTGCAGCGCGGCGGCCGTGTTCAGAGCGGACGCCGCATTGGCGTCCAGCCCCTTGCTCAACTGATCGACTTGCGTCTTTGCGCCGGCCAGATCGGCGCGGATTTTTAGCGCGAGTTCCAGACTTTGATCACTCATCGAGCAGCTCTTTCACCAAATCCTTCGTGCCAGCGCCGCCTGCGAATCCTGCGTTCACGTCAATGATGCGATCAGCACGCCGGCGCCGCTCGCGGCGCAGTGCGGCTTCGTAATACAGCTTCAGCTGGCGGGCTGTGTAGTGGGCAAGTCGTTCTGGGTCGTGTCCGTGGGCGGCGAGGGTTGCGAAGATGTCTGCCCAGCGGACGCTTTCTGTGCGGCGGCTTTTTGTGCCAGCCGGCGCAGCTGGCGGACGAAAAAATCCGCATTCACCACCCACCAGGTGAAGAGCAAGGTTTCACCGTCTGCATTGCCCAAACCACGCACCCAGTCTTCCGGCTGATCGCACGCCACCGCCACTAGCTGCATCACCGTATCGTGATGCGCGGCGAGCACATCCAGAATCCCGTCCAGGTCGTTCAGACGATCTCCGGCGTCTCGCAAGCTCTCGACCAGTGGCGCAAATACGGCGCGCAGCAACAGGCTTTCGCTGAGCGTGTATTCGCGCACGACGATTTGCTTTTTGCCGAAGGTCAGCACGCCATCCGGCAAGAGCACCGCCAGATCGTCGGCGCCCTTGCCTTCAGGCTTGGTTTTCTTGGTCACTTTGGAGGCCATCACGCTGCCTTGTGGATGAAGCGCCCGAAGCCGCCCATGTTCGCGCTCTGGGCGTTGATTGCGTCATACAAGCACGCACCGGTCAGCTCCAGCGAACCGTATTCGTCGGTAATCAGGTCGAGCTGCCCGGCCGGCTTGAACTTCGTGCGGAACAGCTCAGCGATGACCGGATCGTCATTCTCGGTATTCACGCCATCGAGCAGCAGGTACTTCTCGCCGGGGGTTTTGGTGAACATCGTGAACAAGGTCGCGGCGGCATAGCTGTACGCAGCCTTGAACGGCTGGATCAGCGTGCCGACATCGAGCAACTTCACCAGGCCGGCGTTTGGCGAATCAATCGAGATGTTGACCGTCGGCACCGTAGCCGGCGTTGAGGCACTGTCAGTCAGCGCCAATGCAGAAATGAAGCGGTGGTCAAGCTGGACCAGATCCCCTGCGACAAGCCCGGTCGGAAGCGCTTCCCCCGTCACGGTGCCGCTCGCGACATCCACCTTTGAGGCGTACAGCGCCAGCGCCAGATTCTCGGGCGTCCATTCATCCAGCGTCAGGGTGACTTCGGCCTTTTTGGACTTGTCCAACGTCCCGTAGAGCTGACGTTGGCCAGAGAACGATTCGTTTTTCTCAGTCTGGTCTGTCGTGAGTTTCACCACCAGTTTGGCATTGCCCACCCAGACGGGCTTGAGCATCTTCCCTGTCGCCGAACGATCACCCAGCGACACTTTTCCTTGAAACGAAAACAGGTTGCTCATGCTGATTCCTTCGCGGCTTTGGCGGTCTTGCTCTCGACCGCCGGTTGATCAATCACCCCTTGTTCGGCCAACCAGTCGGCCTCCGGCGCGGTGACTTCAATTTCAGTGCCCGCGTCGTACCGCACGCCGGCATGTTCATGGGCTTTCTTCAAAGTGACTTTCATTGACCTGCTCCAATAAAGTGTTGTGTGGTGTAAACATCGACCCACAGCAGCGTGGCGTCGTCGTAATCGACCAGGTCGCCCTGGACGAACTGAAACGGACGCGCCCCAGGCAATTCAGGCGTCCATCCAATCACGCGGTCGCGCAACGCACCAAGGAACCGGTTCAGATCTTCCTTTCCTGCCTCTCCGCACTCACCACGGTAGTTACGCACCACCAGGGCAATGCCGAGCGTCGCACCGACTTTCTGGCGCCCCCCGGAGTGAGGCTCGCCGCGCTCGCGGGCAAGCAACACATAGGCCGCCGGGCTGGGGAAATCGCGCAGGCTCTTGATGGCCGCATAACTGGCCGCACCGGCCACCTCGCGCAACTCCGACAGCACGGCATTGCCATCCCTGATCCGCTCAATCACCAGGCCGGTGTCAAACGGCGCGCTACTCACCGGAAGCCTCGCAATTCGTTCCGGCTGAACACCGAGGGGGCGGATTCAAAGCGCACATCCGTGGCCGGAGCCGTCACAACCGGGTCAGAGACTCCCAGGCTGAACGAGCCTTCTGCCGTCAGCGCCAGCAACTTCAACGCGTCGCGGTAGTCGCGCAGGATGGGGTCCGACTTCTCGTCGCTGATGCGATTCGCGTGCAACTTGTAGCGGGTGATCGCGCGCGCCCAGCTGCTGACGATTTCGGGCACCGTCGCCAGCGGTAGCGGATAGCGCCTTGCAAGGTACCCATCGATTACCGCAGCCGCCTCGGTGAGGGCGGAATTGATCCGCGCCACAGCAAGATCGGCCACAGCAATTTCAGCCGCCGTCCAGCTCGAGCGATCCGCGCCCGTCAGCGTCGCGGCCATCAGATCATCGGCGACGATCTTGCTGGCCTCCGGCGTAGCCACTTGCGCTAGTTCGCGCGGGCCGGGCCTGTCGCAGAGCTGGGCGAGCGTCAGGTACATCACTTGTCCTCTGCGCCTTCTTCGACCAGGGTGACCACCAGATTCGGTTCAGCCTGCAGCGCCTTCAACTGGTTGTCGTCGAATTCGTCGATGGGGACCACGGTCGGCGCCTTGCTCCAGGCGCGGCCGGCGCGGCGAAAGCCGTCAACCTTTGCCTCCACCCGCACCGCCACAACCGCTTTCCCGTCAGGCGCGGTGACCTTCTTGTTTGCTCCAGGCATGTGTTTCTCCGTCTGAGTTGGTGAGCCACCTCTGGTGGTCGTCACGCCTGCATCAACGGGGGCGTCCCCTTCTCCGGGCTGGGGTTGTATGGGGGCGCTTATTCCAACCAAGGCGAGACGATGATTTCAGCGGCGTGGTACCAGATGTTGCTTTCGCCATTGGCCAACTGCGATTTTTCGATCAATGCCAGCGCGGCGGCTTCGTTGCTGGAGCCCACAATCAGGTGAGTACGGCGCACACCAAGTGGCGATCCATCCGGGCGGAATTGGTTTGACAGCGCCTGGCTGGCCTTCGAAAAGTTATCCGCATCCAGCGCATCCTTGGACGCATAGGCCAATTGGTGGAAACCGAAGCCTGCGGCGTAGCGTGCATCGCAGCCAAAGGCGAATTCATTGTTCATGAATACGTTTTCATCTTCAGGCTTATCCCGTGAGATGAACCTAACCTTCTTGCGATTCTGAAAAACCAGCGGCTTCATGAATTTGCGCGAAAGATCCGCCAGGAACCAAGGCTTTCCGGAGCCGCTTTGAAAATTGCTCCACGACGTTTCTTTCTTGTCACGGCCGAACGAGAGATGATCCGCGTCAAAAAAGTACTGGCCGTCAAATCCTTTGGTTGAAAACCCGTTCGGCAGCAGCCCCCACACCAGATCATCCGGGTGGCGCGCGGCGATTTCTCCTTGCATCGAGAAGCGCGTGGCGTAGATGCCAAGTTTGTCATCCTCAATCGCATCGGCATTCACGCCGACGGTATGTTCCCAGTGCCTGTTCTTGAGGGAAGCACCCATTGTTTCAAGGTTATTGATCACGCGGGGGCCAATCCACTCGCGCACGCCCGGCATATCTTTCATCCAGCCGTAATTCTCGGCCTCGGCGGTACTCGGGATCTCCATAGCGACCTGCATCCAGCTTGGTGCAGCGCTCTCGAAGCCGCGTAAGAAGGCGGCATTGAAACCTTGCGCGATGGTGCGCAGATTCGATGGGGTAATTTGCATGATGTGCGTATCTCCGGTTCAGGGGTTACAAGCCAAGGCCAATTTGCACCCACACACCCGCTGCATCCACGGCCACGATGATGCCGGCGCGCGAACGAGTATTGGATGCGCTGGTGAGCGCCACCGTCTGGTCATCGACGATGTAGCAGTCGCTGCCAACATTGGCCTGGGCAATCAAATCGGCGGAAGCACTGTTGGCATAGCAGAAGGTGCCGCGCTTGATCTGGGCGATGGCGTCTCCAGCCTCTACGGCGGTCACGGTTTCCTCCACACGGCCCAGCGCGACCAGGCCAGTGGCAGCGCGACCAGGTGCGGCGTAACCCGCATCACCTACCGCGAGGCTACCGGCATATAGGGTGGTATTCGCTTTTACCGGCACGGCGAACTTGTCGCCCACCATCTCCAGAGTGTTACGTTCAGCAGTCAGAGTAGTCATTCAGAATCTCCTGGTGATGGGCGCTTACAGCTTGCCCTTGGCGAATTCTTCGGCAGTGATACCCAGCTGACTACACACAGCCAGAGCGGCATCATCCAGTGCGCCAGAAGCCAAAGCAGCTACGGGCGGTTTGCCATCGGTCTGCCCTCCGGACAGGGCCGCGATCTTCGGAGCGCTTTCTAGGTACTGTGAAAGTGCGGCCATATTCGTGCGACCCAGATCGCGCGCCCAACCAGCCTGGACTGGGAGCAGCTGACCAGCGGCGATGGCGTCATCAACAGTCTTGTCGACGTCGGCGGTTCCGAGCTTGGCGGACAGTGCGGCTACCTGGCCTTGCAGATTCAGCATCACGGACACCGGAACGAACTGCGCCGGATCGGGTTTAGCGGCCGTGGTTACCTGCTGGTTGAGCGCAGCAATCTTGGTACCTTGGGTAGCGAGGTAAGCAGCCAGATCAAAGGATGCGGCTGCGGTCGCTTCAGGGGCGTTGCCCAGGAGCTGGGCTTTGATCTTGTCGAGCTGTGCAGCAAACTCTTCAGCCGTGGTTCCCACGGGCATGTTGAGCAGCCACTGCAGTCGATCCAGGAGTTCTTCCATTTGGGTATCCTCGGTTGTGGAAAGGTCTTGCGAAAGCGCGGCCATGTCGGCCGCGAAGGTGGCGGAAGCCGAAGCCGTTAGAGGCTCCATGCCATCAATAGCGGGGAGGTTCGTGAGCGCGCCAAGCTTCAGATCGAGCACGGCGCCGGTCTTCTTGTCGAAAATGAAGACCGGGGAAAAGTAACGGTATTCATCGGCGGTGATGGAATCGGCGGCACGCTGCGTCAGCTTGGCGACCGCGAACAGGCCTTCGCCCTCGACCCACTCAAGAGAGGCCTGATCGATCCAGGCGGCAGCCGGTGCGGGCTGCCCGTTCTTTTCCCTGTGGAGGGTCTGATGCTCGTAGTCGACGCAGATCTGTGTGGCGCGCGCTTGCGCACGGCCGATTAGCTGAGAGGCCAGTGCGGCATCGACATACCAGTAGCCACTGTCCGCTACGCCTTCGGTGCGGCCATCTGCCGGCCGGAACTGGCCAGCAGGCAGCACCTGGATGCGCAAGGTATCAAAGCCAGCAGATAGCCGTTGGGCGGGCAGCGCCAGCGCGCAGGCAGCGATGGATACAGCAACGGAGAGAGGGCGGCGGATTGCGTTATGCATGCCGCCATGGTGGCGGCTCGCGCGGGGCGAGTAATCTGAACCCGTTCAGAATCCGATTCGGTGAGATTTTCTCGACTAGAAGTCGAAACCGGCGTTTGCTCGTCCGGTCTGCAGCAAGAATGCCGCACCGACCGCCTTTAAAAGCTTTGCAAAGCCGTTGCGCGGGCGGAAACGCGGAAACATCCGCCGCCCACTCTGAAAATGCTTACGCGCCGTTTTCGAGCCTTTCGGCTGCTTTGGCCAGCATCGCCGCTTCGTCCGCTTGCGACACCCCCAAAAATGACCGCGCAGGGATCTTGATTGTGTAAGCCCCGATGGTGACCCATTGCGCAAAATTGCTCTTGGCCTTTTTCACAAACAAGCGGCCAACCTCACCGGATTTGTCCTGCTTGAAATACACCTGCTGACTGCGCGCGGCGATGTGGATCTCGCCGCCGAATTGGTGAATCGCACCATACTTTGAATTGGTGCCAACCGCCAGGGTATCGCCCGAGACCTGGTAACGCATGCCCCCACCCAGATACCCGCGCAGCGTGAGGATCTTGTCCGCGTTGAGGTGCTTGCGCATCTGGTAGCGTGGAGATAACGCCTGCCACGGGACTCCATCAGGGCTCTGCTGCGTAGAAAACCGCTGCTCAGTGGATTCAAGCAGCACTTCCCCGAAGTCGCGCAGCAGCGGCTCAGGCGTTCCCAGCGTCGTGGCAATCTGGCGGATGCGCGCAAGAACCGCCTGGTTGTCGTACTCGAACTGGATGCTGGCGCCGGCCACGTTTTGCTCCTAGAATTGAATTGTCACGGATGAGAAGACCCTGCCAGGCCCACCGCCCCTACATCCGGACAATCCCCAACGTGGCAGCGATTGGGGTTTTTCATTGCCTGCGGTATAGGCGCACACCGATGCGCCAGTCGTCGGCACTCTGCGTCGTCCCCTGAAACGTAGTAATCGCAGAC